ATTTGTACAAAATTTTCTCCTGTTACTGACACTCCGCTTTTTGAAGCAACAACATCATGAAGACCCGTTTCTAACCCAGTTACAGGGGTTATCACTTGGCCGCTTGTGCCCGTAAAAGACACAGGAAATACCTCTACTGCATGTTTGGACACAAATTTAAAACTATCTAAGTCGCTTAATCCAGAGCCTCTTATTGCTATGTTGTCTGTGGCCCCTTTGTTTTTGGTATATTTTTGATTTGGAAACAAGAAAAGCTGTTGGGTTTGATCCGAGCCACTGACTTCTCCAGAAGTAAAATACTTGGTGTCGCTTATTTCAAGAAGCCCAGAGTATAAATCAAAATATAAAAAGTCTTCGTAATTTCCAACAGGAATACTCGCATTTATTAAAGTATTACTCGCGCCAGTGAAGTTAAGGTTTATACCAGTACCTAATCTTATTCCACTGACAGAAGATAAAGCATTACCTAATATTTGAATATCTCCGCCACCACTATTGACAGCAGTAAAACTGTTTATTCTTGAAATAGGTACAAAATTTTCTGTGGTTTGACTTTGTATGCCAGACTCATTGCATGTAACCGTAACAGAAGCCTGTTTTACATTTAGATTGCCAGTGTGCTCTACCGTTGCAAACGCAACAAAATTATCTGAGCCACCCAAAGCTGAAGCCGTTACGCTACCAAGCCTAGTTTGAGAAACGGTATATTCGCCAATCGTAAATCCAGTAGGCCCGCCGCAATAACCACTTTCATGCCCGCTTGTAACAATACCAGAAGCTTGAGCTAAAGAGTTTCCTGTTGCAGTGATAACGCAAACACCAGAAGCACTATTGTGGTCTGTGAATGTTACTTCACCTGTGGTACAACCAGAAAGAACAGTGTCAAAAAATCCACTAGTATTTATAATACCAGTAAGAGCGCTGTAAGCTCCATCGTTACCATCTCCTGTGGCGGTAATATCAAAAACTTCAATGTTATTTTGTTTTTGAAAAGTTACTTTTCCATAGCTAGCTTCTTGGGGAACGACTGCATCTAAAACCGTTTGCGATATCTTACTAAAGTTTGCTTGGCCGTCACCAAATTTAACCCCAGTTACAGAAGTAGCGTCAGTTACTTGGAACTGTATCGTATCCCCTATGTTTCCGCTTACTGGCATTAAGGTATGTCGATTTGTTTAACTACTGTTACGTTAGATGAAGATACTTCACCGTAAGGCGTAACAACTTTTACTGGACCGCTTTTTGCAAATCTTGGCACTTTTACTTTTATTTGCGTTGAGCTTCTTTCTCTAAAAACGTTAGTTCTAATTGTGTTATTAAAATATACTGCGGTTGCTTGATCTAAGTTAGTGCCTTGTATCGTTAAAATTTGAAGAGTGTTTACAGGACCTGGCGCTGTGTTGGTGATTGTCGGAGCAGAGCCGTAGCCATTTTCTTCAATATCTAAAGTTGAAACCACTTTTTCTCCAAAGTTTATGCTAATTTCTTTACTTTGTAATGTGCCATTTACACTCCATAATGTAGATTGACCTCTTATGCCAATGTCTACAGAAATCTGTTTGCCAGTATAAGGAATCGCTTCAACTATATTATAAGTTTCTAAAGACAAAGATTTAATTTTCTCACCATATCTTTGCTCAACTGGGGCTACTCCGCTTATGTTATATACAGGCGTAAAAGAATGAGATTCGTTGTAAGAAACGCCAGCCACCTTGCTGGTGACATCCATGCCTTCTAAAGAAATAGTTAAGTCAGACATTTTATACCAATCCCAGTTTTGATCTGGCAGGATAGTGGGTGAGAATGTCCCAGCGAGGTCTTCGTAAAAATTGAAATTTGCGCTTACTTGTAAAACACCATGAGGGCTAGCATTCCAACTGTATGAATTAAGATACCCAGATTGAATGGTCATGCCGCCCATGTCTATGCTGAAAACGTTTTGGCCTGGCTTGGCGTCAGCCATGTAAAAGGGGTCTCCGCTTTTTGCGTCTACATAATAGCTCAAGCTTAGAGAGCCGTTTTGCCCGTTTGCGGCTAAATAGCTGTCTCCGCCAATACGGTTGATTTGAGTAGACTTGACAAGTTCGTTGGAAAACGACAAAGAAGCAGAATTAGCCAAAATCCCGCTACCGTTAACCTTTAGGCTGATATTATTATAATTATAGTAATCTGCCATTACCCTTGTACCTTTATCCTACATATTTACACCAAGATTTTTTATTTTTTATCGCTAAAACGTGTAAAATAAAGTAAGGAAAAAGGAATATGGGTTCGATATATGACATAAGCGATTACGAGGTTACAAGTTATACCGCAAATGATATTATACACTGCGGCAACTGTTCCAGCCCAACGAGCACACCAAATGGGCGATTCTATTACAATTTAGGTAACGGAAACGGCGCTAGGCCAGAAGCTTCGGGAGGAGAAACCTACTGGGGTGGCTGGACCACTTTCGATAATAAAGCGATCCCCCACTTCTTTTGGATTCCCAGTTACTCTCCAACAATCTCCACAGAGCCAGCAGTCAGAACTCTTAAGTTTGGAGACGGGTACGAGCAAAGAAGCCCAGACGGCATCAACACTAACCTTCTTAAAATCTCTTTGAACTACGATAATAGAGATGAAGCAGAAATTACGGCAATCTCTCACTTTTTACATCAGAGAGGTGGCTCAGAGGCGTTCGCATATTTGCCGCCTTCTCCTTATTCCTCGATGAAAAAATTTGTTTGCAGGCAATGGGACGTTACAATGAACTTTGATAACAACTATTCAATCAAAGTCGATCTAGAAGAAGTAGTGGAATAAAATGGACACCCCAGACGCGCAAAAGTCTTTAAAAAAGATAACAAGGGATGCATCTTCGCTGAATCCTACAGCAATACTGTCTTTATTTGAGATTGATATCACTGATCTTCTAAAAAACAACGAAAGAAGTCTGTTTATTGAAGGTGATGGTGGCAGCGCGTACAGAAACCCTTCTACTGGTAAAACTATATTAAGATTTCATAACAACATTAAGTTGTTTAGGAGTTCTATTTTCTTTAACTCTCAAGAGTATTTAGCTGCGCCAATTCAAATTGATGGCTACGAGATAAGCGCTAAAGGTTCGCCTCCCACGCCAAAAATGTCAATTACAATTGACCCAGAAGGCTTAACTCAAGAGATGCAAAATAGGATTATCTTTATTAAAACAGCCATAAGAGACTTAGATGACCTCGTAGGCTCTAAGGTAACAAGAATTAGAACCTTCACTAAATACATAGACAACTCTAATTTTTACGATGCTGACGGAAATTTGCTAACTAATATTGTTAATCCGCCGCAAGGTTTTGATCCAGACCCAAACGCGCAATTCCCTCCTGACATTTATTTTGTTGACAGAAAATCAGCAGAAACTAAAAACGTGATGGAGTTAGAATTGGCGTCACCCTTCGACACTCAAGACTTAAAGCTTCCCGCTCGTGTTGTAAATGACTTCAACTGCCCTTGGACTTATAGAGGCGAGGGTTGCTGCTACGAGTGGGACCAACAGAAAAACGCCACAGATTCTATTTATGATAAGCCAGATAATGTGAGTCATGAGAACTCGAATTTAGACTGCAAATCTACGCCTAATCCGACTCCAAAAGTAACCTCGAACCCTAACGGTGCAGCCCCTCCAGTAGCTACGCATAACAATGAATTAATTAAAACCATTTTAAATGTAGACGCGATAAGCGTTGACTATGAAAACGGCGTAGCTGAAGAATGGAATTCTAATACCGTCTACCCTAAAGGTCATGTAGCTAGAATCAAAGTAAAGGGCGTAAATTATTACTTTGTTTCAAAGGGTAAGGTAGACGAAGTAGACAACAAAGGCAAAATACCTCCGAACGATAACTTTTGGGTTGCAGATCAATGCTCTAAGACCGTCGAAGGCTGTAGGATCAGATGGGCAAACAACCCAGAGCTAGGGGCGCTTTCTGGACCGTTGCCTTTTGGTGGATTTCCAACTTCAAGGAGGGCAATAGATTGATTTTAAGTGGCCACATTAAAAAACAGATTAAAGCTCAATACGAAAAAGAGTTTCCTAAAGAGTGTTGTGGTTTGATTGTGTCTGATAAAGGCGATTTAATTTGCGTTCCAACTAAAAACGACTCTCTAGAAAAAGATTTATTTAGGGTCAACCCAAGGGATTACCTGCAAGCCTCGAACCTTGGCGAAATAGTAGCTGTCTATCATTCTCACACTAATGGCAACCAAAATTTTTCTGAATTTGATAAGTTTAATAGTATCAGTCATAATATTACTTATGTGATGTACTGCCCCGAAAATAACTCTTTAATTCAATTTTCTCCTTCCTGTGGTGAGTTCAACAACTACATAGGCAGGAAGTTTGAGATAGGCGAATCAGACTGTTATTCTTTGGTGAGATCGTTCTACGAGACGGAGTTAGGTGTAAGTTTAGGACATCATTATAGAGACAAAAACTGGAGAAGCTATTTAAGCGATCTTTTTGAAAAACACTTCGAAAGTGAAGGGTTTTACGAGGTAGATGAATTAAGAAAGTACGACTGCATACTGTTTAGTAGTGGAAAAAACAAGCCATGCTCTCATATATCCTTGTATTTAGGGAATGATCTTATTCTACATCAACCTGAAAAAAGCTACTCTAGAATAGAATCACTAACAGGCAGACACTTACAATTAATTAAGAAAGTCATTAGGCACAAAAATGTCACAGCTAACTAAAATCACTTTTCACGGTAATCTAGCAGAAGCTTTAGATCAAAAAGAATTTGAGCTTAAAGTTAATAATGTAGCCGAAGGTTTGCGGGCTGTTGATATCGTCTCTAAGCGTAAGCTTTCCAAGGCTATCCTTGAAAATGAAAAGCAAAACATTAAATACAAAATCTTAACAGACGAAAAGCCGCTTTTTACTGAAGATATTGATGAGGTTGAAAAGGTGGTCAATTCTGAATTGTTCATAAACAAAAACTATAAAACAATTGATATCGTTCCTGTGCTAGAAGGCGCTGGCGACGACGCTAAAGATGCAGCCTTAGTCGTGGGAGGAGCCATGATGTTTGGGATGGGACTAAATTCGGGTAGTATGTTGATGATGCAGATAGGCGCTTTCGCATTTTTAACAGGAATGAGTAACCTACTAGCAGAACCGCCCGAATTTGAAGACTTTAGAGAAATACAGCAAGTCAACAAAAAGGAATCTTATCTTTTCAATGGCCCGCTTAACACCTATAACCCAGGTGGCCCCGTACCTATTGGTTATGGGCGTGTAATGGTTGGGTCTCTTACCATTGCTTATTCTCACGAGCATGGTGATAGAAAAATCTTTGAGAATGGAGAGTATTACAACTAATGGCTAGCGATCAAGTACAAGGCGTATTTTTTAATGGCGAGACAGGTGTTAGATTCATGTCTAACACTACTGGCTATGTTGTAGACTTGCTTTGTGAAGGTGAAATTGATGGCCCAGTTTGGAGAGAGTGGAAAGATAATGGGTCTAATCAAGAAGGCTCGATTGGTTTTACAAAAGGTGTTACAATCGACTCTTACTCGCTATATCAGCCTTCGGGCGAATTAGCATCTATATACTGGAACAAAACTCCAGTTTACGACAAAGAGTCCGAAAAGTTTAACTACGGAGCGGTTGATTTGGTTACGAATCAGCAAACAATATCTCAAGATGGCTTAAGCTCAAGAAGGCTAGTTCAAATAAACGAAAGACTCAGAGGTCTAGAAAGAAAAACAGGCAGCACGATTGAGTTCACCAAATACCATCGGTACTATACCATAAGAAATAAATACTGCAATAAAGCAATCATAAACTTTAAAATAGGCAGTCTAGGAAACATAGATAGAGACCCTGGTACACCAAGTAATCCTAATGAAACTTATGGCAAACTTAGAGACTCAGATGTTTCTGTTAAAGTTGACTTCAGGGCGAAATATGCTTTAGGCTCGAAAGCACAATACGAAACTGGTGGAGTTGTAAAAATAGAAGGCTCATTATCTTCGCCTTACGCTAGAAGCTTTGAGTTAGACTTGCCGCTGGAAAAGGCTAGAAACTTACAAGGCCGAGGCGATTTTATCGGCTGGGAGATTAGAATCTTCAAAGACAAAGAAGAGCCCACTACCCCAGACACTAGAAATGAAATATTTGTAGATAACATTGTCGAAGAAATTCAAGACTCTTTTATTTATCCGAAATCTTATGTAGTAAAAAATACCTTTGACGCAGAAAACTTTGCCTCCATACCAGAGAGAGCTTACGACATGCGGTTGATGAAGGTTAAAATTCCTAAAAATTATGACCCCATAACAAGAACATATCGTAGCTCTTGGAACGGCGAGTTTTCTACTGAAGCAGTTGGTGAATACGGAGATTTAAATGGCTCCGCTATTGGCACTCGAACTGAAAAGGGCAAGCACTGGACTGATAATCCTGCTTGGTGTTTTTATGATTTAATTACCAACAAGCGATATGGTTTAGGTAAATACGTAGATACTTCGACTTTAGATAAGTGGACTCTTTATGAAATTGCTCAATATTGTGACGAGCTAGTAGAGGATTTTGATGGAGGTTTAGAGCCTAGATTTAGTTGTAATATAATTATTCAATCCCGCGAAGACGCCTATCAAGTCCTCAATGACATGGCAAGCATTTTCAGGGGTATTGTTTATTACAATGGAGGCAATCTTTTCGCGGTTCAAGATTCCCTAAAAGACTCAATATTCCAATTCAACAATACAAGCGTCGAAAATGGTGAGTTTAAATATTCTAGCACCAGCGCCAAAGTTCGACACACAGTCGCTATCGTCAGATACAATGACAAAAATAACAAGTTTGAGCCAGCAGTTGAATATGTCGAAGACGTAGATGCAATTAGAAAATACGGGATCAAGGAAAAAGAGGTTTCAGCGTTTGGCTGCACAAGCAAATCTCAAGCCCAAAGGCTTGGGCGATGGATTCTTGCCACAGAGTCAAATGAGACCGAAACAGTGTCTTTCACATGCGGTCAAGAAGGGGCCATATTGCGCCCAGGAGACGTTTTCAGCGTCTCTGACTCCAACAGGTCTATGACCCGCAGGGGGGGCAGAATAAGGGCTCTAGAGCGCACTAGCGACTCTACTTTCAAGATCGCTTTAGACTCTCAGCTAAAGGGCGGAAAAAGCTGGGATGGCAATAATTTCGTATCAAATGAAAATTTAGACGGAAAGATAGAGTACCAGCTAACAGTCTCTACTCCTTCTTTTTATTACGATACCTCTCAGGTTGATTTGGGTAATTCTACCGAAACGAGCTTGATGAGAAACAAGCAAATACAGACGTTTGATATTAGCCCAAATACCGTTTCGTATGACACAAATAGCGGCGTAAGCGTAATTACTGTAAGTGGAAATCTAAACGAAACAGCTTACACAACATCTGGTTTTGATGGTGAGTCATTGTGGAGTATTGCCACTACAGGAGTAAACGACAAGGCCGACACATTTTTCGAAACTTTAAGGCAGCAACAAGAATACAGGGTAATCAATATCAGCGAGTCTGATAAAGGTAAATACGAAATTTCAGCGGCTGAATATGCTAGAGTTAAGTACGGAGAGATAGACAAGGCCACCAAGCCAGTAAATAATGTCACCTTTCAAGTTCCTGCTGCTCCAAGTTTGATCACCCTGACTCAACGACAGCTTACTGCCGAAGGAGCGCCGAACACTAAAATCGTAGAAATAGGTTTAGGAGAAAGCGCTGACCACGCATCTTCTGTTTCTTACTATCAAGTTTATATTAAAAAAGGCTCGGCAAGTAGCGAAACAGATTTTGATTCTTCCGCTAAAATTTACTCTCTCAACGAATTAACTTCTGATTTTATACCAGCTAGTAATGGTGAGTATTATGTATCAGCTTATGCTTACAATGTTCTTGGGCAGTCAAATGGTATTTCTGCCACGGTAGTTTCTATTGACGTAAATAATATTGCTCCGATTAGAGATGTCGCAATAACCCACCTATCTCTCATTGATGATGCGGCTGGCGGGGCAAATCCAAATGAAAGCGACCCGACAACTGATGGTCAAGTAGATTTCTTTACTGACTCAACAGCTAGGCTAAAGTGGAAAACCTCAGTGCCCCAGTTCAAAGGAGCAAACATAGCATTAGACTTTCAATACAAGGTAGAAGTCTACGACGATCATGGACCAAGCAATGTTGTAAGAACAGTCAATAACTACAAGCCTGATGACTCCGAGGGCTCTATCACAACTTTCAATTATACGCTGGCCAATAACTTCGCTGACCATTCTAATGACTACGATCTCATAAAAAGAGTTTTGTCCTTCAAGGTTTTTGCCATGAACGAAGCTGGAGAAACCTCTGCTCCAGATCATGATGTTTTAAAAATAGAAAATCCGCAGCCAAGCGTGCCTTCTTTTACGAGCAGTGATGGATTTGTTGATTTAGATAATCATATTAAGATTTTTAATTTAAATAGACCACCAGACGTAAAAGAGGTTATTGTCCTAACCGCTGAAAGTTCATTCAGTTACTCTGATTACACAGGGGGAAGTAGAACAGATATTGAAGCAAAAAGAATTAGTGCCGATGTAGACGTATTGGAAATTAATCCAACTTGGTCTACTCAAAGCGTAACGAACGAGAATATTTCAGCGTATTTCATGGTAGCTTATGTTGATCAATTTGATCTTGACGTTGAATCTTTAGCTGTTGCAAATAATGAGACCACATTTGATTTAACCAAGAGACTCACAAATAGATTTTCTAGTGTTGTTCAAATAAACAAAGTCACGCAAGACACTCTTGACCTTCTTGGTGAGGGCTGGAAAGCTTGGATTCAAATTGATGTTGACGGAAACTGGTATGGCAGAGGCATTAAATGCGTCGAAGACATCACTAATGACGCAAGCGAGGCTGGTGGAGGGACTGACTACAAAGGCTACTTGCAATTCTATTGCACAAGAAAAGCCCCAACCATATCACTGGATGGTGATGGTAAAGTTATGGTGGGAAGTAGTTTTAATGCTGGTGTGTTACCTCCTTATACGGATGGCAATAATTTTACTTTAGCCTGTAATTATTACACTCCAGAAGGAGGAAGTAATTTCGAGCAATACGACAGTAACCTTCCAACTGCTCAAATTGATTTGATAGGAGGACATAGTTCTTCAACAACAACAATTGCTAAAACAAACAATGACGACACTTGGTCAACGGCCATGCAAGGCACAAAGGGTTTCAAAAGGTTTAAAGTTCATTTAGAAAAACAAAGAAGTAACCCTTATTGGGTTATGGGTATGAACGCTAATAACGAAAAATACTATAACGATACTTTATTAGAAAACTTAAATACATTTTTTACGCCAAGCGACATAACTCCGCAGTGGGCGGAAGATATGAAAGCAGGCGCTACAGATGCTTTAGCCAAAGCAGAAGAAGATCAAGCCAACGTAGGCAAAGTACAAATAGGCTCAAGTGATGGCTATTTTAACTTTCACCCAGCAGGGTTCGTTCAAGGCTTTGGGGGCTTACCCAAGAGATCAGATCATTTCGTAATCCATATGGGCCATATGATTGATAAATCTTACCTCTCTAGAGCTATATTTTTCGTAATGGGTACAACCGAAGAAACCAACACAAGAAACAACACAACCACGCCTTCTTGCACATGAACAATAACTTACTAGTTTTTTTAAACGACGGAACGAAAAAGGTTATGACTTTTTCACCAGAGACTTCTGAACAAAAAGCACTAGAAGTATATAGCGACACTTACCAGCAAGACCAATCACAAATTAAAAAGTATTTTTATGTAAAGAACGACACTGTTTCTCCAAGCGTCTATCAATCTCATTACGAACTAAACGAAAACAATGAATTGTACATGAACATGAGAAATGCTTTCGTGGAAAAAACTTTTATTGAAATTAAAAAACAAAGAGATAATTATTTAAAATCTTTAGACATACCATTTATGATATCTATCGAGAATGATGACGCTGACCTTAAAAATCATATTATAAAATTAAAAAGTTTTCTTAGAGACCTGCCAAATAACCTTAAGTTTTCAGAGATAGAAAGTGATGTTGATATCTTGAGGTACAACCCTTTCTCTAACATATTTGGAATTACTATACTGGAAACTGGCAGCGGCTATACCTCTCCTCCAGAAGTTACTATCGATGCCCCAAATGGTTCTCATTTTGGTTTTACCGCAAAGGCGAAAGCTTTAATAGCCGATGGTAAAGTAGTAAAAATTGAAGTTACTGATTTTGGATGTGGTTATGATTTCGCGCCTAAAGTTACAATTGCAGCACCTGAAAATGGTGAACAAGCTGTGGCTTCTTTCCCTTACCCAGAAAATAGTGTGTTAAGCCAGCAAGATATTGTTGCGAACACTATGTCTTATTATTCTTAAACGCTACCTGGTGACTTGTAGAGCATTCCGCCTGGTCTCTTTTGTTCTGCGATTACTCCGATTACAGCACCCTTGATTCTGTCTGCCATTTGCTTGGTTTCTTCTTGTGACGCTGCTTCTGTGTTTCTGGAGCCTCCTTGATCGGTTTCAGTGGTCACGCTTCCTGCGGCGTCTACGTTTACAGAAATGTTGATATTATTTGTAGTGTTGATTCCTTCAACCGAAGTGCTTGGTGAGCCTCCTTGAAATTCTGTGGTGGGTCTTGCGCCAGTCACAGGGGCTACGTAACCGCCCTTGT